TTCTTCAACTCCTGATACATAGTGTGACGGAACATTCGTTCTAGTCGTTTGTTTTTACTAAGTCTATTTCTAGCAGGTGCAACAAAAGGTCGTGCTGGCAAACCTCTTTCGGGTAATCCAAGTTCCTGTGCTTTTGCATAGATCGCAGTAGGCATAACTTTTACAGAGTAGTTACCAAAACCAATACGGTGTGCCGCAAACTTCTTCACCGACTTACGAAGGTTCGTTGTTACCTGTGCAGGTGGATCACCAGCAGGCGAAGGTGTAGGTGTTCCCTTCTTGTGGCGACCGTACATAGACAAACCCTGCTTGCCTGTCATCTCACGCACCGCTTCAGCACCAGCAAAATCAACAGCCTTCTTCACAGCATCATCAATATGCTTAGGCAAAGAATTGAAATGTTTTAACGCGCCATTGTCGTTAAAAGTCGCTTCCATTTGCATCTGCTCTCGCTTCCTGAACCTCAGCGTCAATCGCCAACATCCAGTCTAGCCAAACGGCAGGTTGCTCGTTTATTTCGCTTTTAGTCCAACCAAACTTTGTTGCAAGTTGATAATCGCGAAACTCCTCACGCAAAGGATAACGATGATCAACAACACCTGTTTTAACAGCGTGACCGATGCGCATTAAATGTCGGTAGGGGCTTTTGGGTCTGTGTCAACTCCGAAGTTAGGCATGAGTCGTGATACGAGTGGTGTGCAATGTTTAACAATTTCATCGTATGCAGATGATGGAAGGTCTAGTAGTCCGTCTTTTGTTACTGGTGCGTCAAATGACCATGCGGATACAAGTGCTAGTGCTACTGAATCGTTGAAGGCTGACATGAAATCGGTCATGCTTTCTAGTTCTTCTTCGTTCATTTCTGCTGGATCTGTTTCAGCGAGGGTGGAGAACTTGGCTCCTTTGGTTGAGAGTTTGGTGACTTCGCGCCGTAGGCGTTCTGGCACATTTTCTGGCTCTCGGTATTCAACCCATCCGCCTTGTAATGATTGTCGGTTCATGCCCATCTCCTTGTTTTGGTGTGTTTGGAGTATATCTTATGGCTGGTGAAAGCCTTGTGTGGCAAGGGTTTGGGATATTTCTAAAAAAATGTTGGTTTGATTGTTGTAATCCCTGACAAGTTGTGATTAGATATCTGTATGGAAACAAACACAAACACACAGCCAGTCAGAGTCAACACAGCAGATTATTTCAATGATCCGTACACATCAGTTAAAGGTGAATCACCTGCTGTTTGGTATGTCAATCACAAAACAGAAGGTCGTGTTGCTCGCATCACGGGATCACAAAAAAGCGGATACCAAACCACTTTGGTTAACGGCACAAAATCAGAACGCTTCACGCAGTTGTCCGAAGCAATCGCATTTGCAAAGGCAGGCAAATAATAAAGTCCCCCCAAATAAAAAAGCCCCACCCGAACACAACAATCGGGTGGGGCTTTTTTTGTTTGCTACTAAGCGTAAGTACCAGTTGCCTTCGTGTTCTGAAGCGTCACCTTGATCGGTGAGTAACCAGCAGAAGTACCAGCATCAGTTGTATTCGCAAGAGCCTTATAGTTCACAGCAAGTTCAATGTATTCCTTACCGCGCTGAATCTTTGCACCCGTAAAAGCACACTTAGTCATGTGGATTTTGATTGCCTGAGTAGAAGCACCAGTACCGTGCGAGAACGCAATATCCAAAATTGGCTTTGTGTTGTTCAAGTACAAACCAAGTTCAGTATCCGACTCAAAGATAAGAGTCAAAGCACCGTCAACGGTTACCGCACCAGCAAACAACTGGTAAGGGCGTTGGTTTCCGTCAACAGTCCAGATTGCGTCAACAGGTCGTTTAATGTTGCAGTTACCTTCAGCAAGAAGCGTAGAAGTAGCACCGTTAAGGCTAACTACACCTTCCCATGATGGTGTAGGTGTAACAGTTGAAAACGATGGTGTTGGGTTAGAAGCGGTAGCCGACTGGTAAGCCTTAGCCTTCGCTGTGTAAGTCAACAACGCATCAGCCGAAAACTTGAAATCAATGGATTCAAACTGTGCGCCAGCAAACTGACGAGTAGAAGAAGAACCAAGAGAGTAGTAGTCGCTGATCGTGTATGTAACAGGCTGACCGTTAGTGGCTTGACTGTTCAAAACCGAAATGGCGTGTGTGTTCGGAGTACCAGCCGTGAAAGTCACATCGCCAAGAACACCAGCAAGAGGGTAACCAATGGTGTCAGCAAAGACATCACCAGCGAACTCAAACTCTGAATGAATGTTTCCCTGAATGACATCGTACTCGTCAACCATTGAGCCACGCATACCTTTATCGTCAAGATAAACAATGTTGTCAACAGGTGTGATGCTTGTGAACGGAATGAAATCCGTAGCCGCTACTGCTGTGGGTGCTACTCCAGCCGCAGGGCGTGTTTCTTTTGCTATGCCTAAATAAGACCTACTGCGTGGTAAAGCCATTAGATGTCACCAACCTTCTTTGTTACAGCCTTCTCAGGCTTACTTGTTTCATCATCTTCGTGAGGAACATCAACGGTGTCACCAGCATTAGCAATCAAACCAATAGTAGGAAAGACGCGTTCTTCATTAACTGTAATTTTCATGCGTTTATAAACTCACTAACTTCAAATCTGATCGCTCCCCAAATCTCGGTTGACCCGTCTTGAAGAACTCTTGGTTCACCATACACCCCATCAAGATACATTTCACCTGCCTCAAAGACCACAGACGGATACGCATTTAAGTATCTATCTGCTCTTAATTTGTCTTTGATGTTGTCCATAAGAGTATCAAAATCAGCCATCGCTGTCTCTGAGTGACGCTGAATTGAGTGCATAAAAACTTCTAGTTGCACTTCGTAGTGAACCCATTTCTTACCTGAAGTAGCACCACCTATTCCACGGCGTTCTTCGTTCTCACCCAAGATTGCAACAATGGCTACACCACCAGAATATGTGCCTGCTGGTTGACCATAGCGATACCATGACGCTTCAATACGCTTCGGGTGTGCAGTAAAAACTTTGTTCAGTCCCGTGACTGCTGGAGCCGCAAAGTATGTAGCCACCGCATTACGGATAGTGGCTCTGCTCATCGGATACGCCTGTACGGTTTCAGAATGTCCATAGCGGATGAATAGTCGCTACCTACTGCGCTGTTATCTGATTCAATAACAGTCGGAGTTAAACCACCCAATACAAGCGCACCATTACCGCGTGACTTCAAAACAACATTGGTCATGTAGATCGTGGCAAGTTTGATTGCTGGTGGCAACGCTGACACCGACAAACCAGCGGTGTGTGCATACGCGGTAGCAGAAGCCAACGGAAGTGACCCTGCGCCCTGTGACACCGTGAAACTAGAAGCCACCCTCAGCAACTCGCTAGAAGCCCCGTCATAGATCTGAAACTGCTGATTGGGTACAAAGCCCGTCAGATCCTTTACAGACAGCGTAGAAGCCGTTGCAGAGGCACTAGAAGCCAACAGAGTGTTGGCATAGCCATTCACATACGACAGGGTTACATACTGTTCCTGATTTTGAGAATAAATAGGAGCAAACTGGATAGCCCCATAAAACGAAGAAACAACACCACCCAACGGAAACACAACCGACATGGATTCAATCCACGCCGTAGAAGGATCAAGAGCAGTCTGTGATTGTGGCGCATTGCCATACGCCGCTGAAACAACACCCATAATCGGAGTGAAACGCGGATGCAATTTCAACATCCCATCACGCGAAATACGCGCACGAAACGACTCCGTATCAAGAGTGGCACCCAACACCTGATTGCAATGAGCATCAATCCACGAAGATGCGCGAGCAATACAGTTCGCTAACTCCTGATCATTGATAGAAGCACTACCGCCACCCACAAGGTCATCAACATCTACCGCTGTTGGTGCCTGCTTATATTCAGCAACAGTCAAATAAGGAGTAGAAAACAACGCAGAAATCGTAGTTACTTCTTGCGTCATTTCCTAGTCCTCACTTTGGTTGTTTCATTTTTGTAGAACCACACTTACCACAAACTTTGAAGTAACCGTGGAATCCACAATCGTCACACACCCAACCCTTAGTTTTGGCGAATCCACCAGCATTAGGTTCAAAAAACCCTGCTTCTTTCAACACCTTCACATCAGCGTCATTAGCGTGAACGGTTCCATCTTTCATTTGGCGATAAAGCCGTGAGCCAACTTGCGTCTCTGCTACGGCTTTATCTGGCGGTACTAAACGCTTCATAATTTACACTCCCATCAAGTGAAGGAAAGTGCGTGACACGGATGGGGCGGTCACGCACTTTCCAACTCTTACCGATTTATTAGGCGGCTTGGATTCCTGTGATTGATGCGTTCCATGCAGGTGCGTAGCACACGAATGAACCGTACCAGTATGAACTGGACTCGTACGCGAACTGCGTAACCGGCCAGTTGATACCTGTGTAATCCTGCACATTGACAACCGACCAAACATTAGACACTTGCGAGTCTGGAATTGGAAGGGTGTACGAAAGGATCGCGGTGTTTCCTTGTGGCATCCACGGATGGACTTCCATTGGAACAACTTTTCCTGTTACTTCGTTCTGGATTGCGGTGATGACAGAACCGATAACGGCGTTGCCAACTTCATCCTGCTGAAGTGTGAGGCGGTAGTTCGTGCTTGACGAGTTCTTCAACAACTCTGACAACTGCTTACGGTCTGCACCGTTGAACAAGATGGTGTCAGGGTCAGCCTTAACGGAGTCATAAAGACTTGAAAAGGCTGTCTGGAACTCAGCACCCGGGCTGACCGCGTTGAATGTGCTGTTCAGGCTCTTTGTGTAGCCAGAGTTTGCACCTGTAACGATCGGCATGATTCCGTCATAACCGTTGCCGTATGCAGATGTGTCTGCGGCGTGGTTACCAGCGTTGTCACCAGTTGTAGGAAGTGTTCCCTGAACGGTGTAAAGGCGTGAGCCTGTACGACCAACATAGAAGCACGATGCCGCGGCGACTGCACCAGCGGCTTGACCAACATAAACCTTGTAACCAAGTGCGCCAGTCACAGAAGAAACTGTGATATCGGCAACCTGACCTGAAGTTAATGCTGTACCCATAACTGTCTGAGTTGAAACAACTGATTCACCGAATGCGCCAGCATCGCTGGTTACATAGACGGTCAACTTAGTTGTAAGACCAAGTGCAGTTTCACCAGTAGCCGCGGCGCGAGCCGTGATGGTTACGGTTGGTGCGGCAAGTGCGCCAGAGAACGCGGCGTTAGTACCACGACCCATGAGGAGCATTTTTTCTTCCATCAACATTGAGGAGTACAGAAGGCTCATTGCCGACAATGCACGAATGTCTTGGAAGTTCTGACCTGCGTACTGAGCCTGCCAAGAGACTTCATCCGAAAGGCTGAACTGGAAGTAAGGAACGATCTGATCATCACCAGCGTAAGCAATTTTGCTTCCACGGTTCAGGTAAAGAGCGTTTGACGAACCCGAAACAGCAAAGTTGTTTTGAGTGGTTTCAGCAATACCGGGGTGAATGTTGGTTGTTCCACCAGTTCCAGAACCCGTGATACCTGTGATGCGCTTGAAACGGCGGCTTGTGCCTTGTCCCTTTTCGCGTGGCAAACGGTTACGGAGTGGTGTTGGGCGTGGAGCGAGATACTTCGCTGGTGCTTCAAGGTCAAACGGTACAAGACCAGTTCCGATTGGTGAACCAGTTGTTGAACCGTTACCGATCGTGATGTCTTTAACAATCTCGCGCTGTGCGGCAATTTGTGCCTGCAACGATGAGAAAGCGTCTGGTGACATTGACTTTGCAAGCATTGGGTTGCCAACTGCTTTTTCAAGTTCTGCAAGAGCGTATGCAGGAGAGTCACCGACAGGAAGGTTCAAACCTTCAGGGCGGAACTGACCAGCGGCGGCTGTGTCAAAAGACTTAGTTAGTGCTGAGTCAAATGCTTCCTTACGGATAGCAAGTTCTTTGGCATCATCTGTGCCGAAGATTTGGGATGGATTTGGTGTAGCCATTAGGGGGGTTCCTTTGGGTTAGAGGTTGGTTTCAAGTTCGGCGGCGAGTGCTAAGTACCCGTCAGCGAGTTTTCTGTCTGTTGTTGCCATTGCCTTAGAGCGGTATTCAGATGCTTTCGCAATGTCTGGATTCACGGTTGGGGCTTTGTTTATAACAGCCATACGAACAGGTGCGGATGATGCTGGTGACTTTTCAACTACTGACAAACGCTCTGTGACCTCTTGCACAGACTTCGCGATGTCCTCGGTAGTGGAAACGCCTTTCAACAATTTTCCGTATGTTTCGTTCATCAGAGTAAGTGACTTTTCAATGCGCGTCAACTGCTCTGTAATTGCTTCAATGGATTTGCCAGCAACGCCAGCAATGCCACCTTCACGCGATGATTCCTCACCGATCTCTTGCGATGATTCTTCGCCTTCTGCCTGTGATGATTCTTCAACGGCTTTGCGTTCAAAACCACCTTCAGCGCATTTGCATTCAGATTCGGCTTTGCCACATTCTTTACACATGGCTTCTTTGCTCATTGTGGATTCTTCCATTGCTTTAACTTCGGTTGATTCCTCGGTTGATTCTTCAGCAGGGTTTGAACCCTCTGTTGATTCTTCAGTTGATTCTTCAACTGCTTTCATTTCGCTAGTTGCCTCTGCTGTCATCTCGGTTGATTCCTCAGTTGATTCCTCAGCGGCTTTAATTACTTCACTCATCATGTTTCCTTCCACGGACTTCAAAAGCCCATCTACTGCTTTAGCCATAGTCAATACACAAGTCGGGTTTGCAGGGCGGTCAACAAGTGACACTTCCACAATTTGTCCGTCAACAATGCGACCACCAATAGCCTTTTCGTCTTTGATAACACGCGGATTGCGGATACCAATAGAGAAACCTTTGAGAACACCGTTCTCCACTTTCTTCACCGAAGCAGGATCAACAACCCGTGCTGTGATGATGTGTTGAGAACCTTTAGCCTCATACTCTGTAGCGACACCAGCGGCAATGTTGCTGTGCTGTTCGCGGATGTTGCCCCAAGAAAACCATTCAGGCATTGCTGATTTCAACCATTCAGGATCACAGATTTGTTCATCCACATCTACGGTGTCGTCAGTTGCGATACCCGTAACCATTAGTGT